CACATAAAAACTCTACTTTCGACTTTGACTGACATTTTTTCGTCAAAAAAATTATCTTACGAGTACGCCGGAATTACTTTGAAACCCTAATATTTATCTAACACAACAATATATTTCTCATGGCGTCAAACAAAAATTTCGATTATTTAGGGTCTTCTTTTCAGGTTCAATTATTAAATCAAATTATCGTAGATAAGGATTTTGGAAGGTCCATCATTGACGTTATAGAACAACAGTATTTCGAAAACAAGTACTTCAAAATCATAATTCAAATGATTAAGGAGTATCATGTAAAGTACGAACACGTACCCACTTTCGATACGTTAGAACAAATAACCAAGTCAGAGTTACAACAAGAATTGGCATCTAAAATTGTATTGGATACCATAACCAAGATTAAGGAAGTTCAAATCGAAGGTTCACAGTTTGTTCAAGAGAAGGCTCTCAAATTCTGTAAACAACAAGAATTACAAAAGGCGATTACAAAAGCTCAAAAGGTAATTGATGGTGGTGAATTTGAGAGCTATGACAAACTTGAGGAGTTGGTTAGAGAGGCGTTACAGGTTGGAGAACGTGAAGACGGAATGTCTGATGTATTCTCTAATTTGGATGACGTGTTGAATGAGGATTATCGTCACCCCATCCCTATGGGAATACCAGGTATCGACAGATTGTTGAAAGGAGGTTTGGCCAAAGGAGAATTGGGTGTTATATTAGCACCCACGGGAGTTGGTAAATCAACTTTCTTAACCAAAATCGCAAACCACTCGTTCAACTTGGGATATAACGTACTTCAAATATTCTTCGAGGATAACCCAAAAATTATTCAACGTAAGCATATAACTTTATGGACTAAAATTCATCCTGATGAATTGTCAAATAAGAAGGATGAGGTGATGGATAAGGTTCGTGAAGTACAAAGTAAAATGGAGAATAAACTTATATTAAAAAAGTTACCTTCAGATACTTTGACTATGTTACAAATTAAAAATCAAATCAGAAAGATGATTGCGGATGGTGTAAAGTTGGATATGGTAGTTTTAGATTACATTGATTGTATCGTACCTGATAAGAATTTGGGTGATGAATGGAAGAGTGAAGGTTCGGTTATGAGAGGATTTGAGGCAATGTGTCACGAATTAAATCTTGTAGGATGGACCGCAACTCAAGGTAACAGAAGTTCTATCTCCTCTGAAGTTGTTACAACAGACCAAATGGGTGGCTCAATCAAGAAAGCTCAAGTTGGTCACGTCATTATATCAGTGGCAAAAACACTACAACAAAAGGAGATGAAACTAGCGACAATAGCAATTACCAAATCTAGAATTGGTGATGATGGTATTGTGTTCGAAAACTGTACGTTCGATAATGGTATGGTAGAGATTGATACTGAAAGTTCAGTAACATTCTTGGGACTTGAAGAACAGAAAGAAGAAAACAACAGACAACGAATCAAAGATTTGTTGGAAAAAAGAAAACAAAGAGAACAACAAAATAATTAATTAATATGGAGAAGATTTTAGTAGAAAACCCTAATAGGTTTGTTATATTTCCTATCGAGCATAACGATATTTGGGAATTTTATAAAATGCACCAAGCCGCATTTTGGACGGCAGAAGAGGTGGATTTGTCAGGTGACATCAGAGACTGGCAAAATCTATCCGAAAATGAACAATACTTTGTTAAGAATGTTTTATCATTCTTTGCGGCATCAGATGGTATTGTAAATGAAAACTTGGCGGAAAACTTTTACCGTGAAGTCCAATATCCCGAAGCCAAATTTTTCTACGGGTTTCAACTAGCGATGGAAAACATTCACAGTTTAATGTATTCACTTTTGATTGATACTTATGTGTCAAATCCTAAAGAAAAAGATGAGTGTTTTCACGCAATTGACAGATTACCTGCCGTACAAAAGAAAGCTAAATGGGCTCTCGATTGGATTACAAACGCCTCGTTTCAAGAACGATTAGTTGCCTTCGCAGCGGTAGAGGGAATATTCTTTTCAGGCTCATTTTGTTCAATATTTTGGTTGAAATCAAGAGGACTAATGCAGGGATTGTGTAACGCAAACTCTCTTATCTTTAAAGACGAAAACTTACATTGTGATTTTGCAATTCATTTGTTGAATAATCACGTAGAGAACAAACCAAGTGAAAAGAGAATTAAGGAAATTTTATTGTCGGCACTTGAAATTGAAAAGGAATTTATAACAGAATCACTTCCTGTTTCTTTGATAGGAATGAATTCAAATTTGATGAAACAATATTTGGAATTTGTTGTTGATGGACTTCTTGTTAAGATGGGTTGTAAAAAACATTTCAATGTTGAACAACCATTTAAGTTCATGGAACAAATTGCTGTAGAGACCAAAGGTAACTTCTTTGAGTCAAGGACTGTTGAGTACCAAAAAGCAAAGTTGAATGAAACTTTGTCCTTTACCGATGACTTTTAATTTGTTATTTTTATAAGCTATGATGTCACTAAAAATTAAGAAACGTAGTGGAGACGACGCGTCGTTTAATCCGCAGAAAATTTATAATAGAATTAAAAGAGCCTCTAAAGGTTTGAACGTTAATTCTGATGAAATTTTTATCAAAGTAATCACTTCAGTCCCAACTGAAGGGGAGATTACTACAAAAGAATTGGACAAATTGGTCTATGAGATAGCTGCGGCTTATACTGGTAGTCATCACGATTATTCTCGTCTCGCATCATCAGTTGCGATTTCCGCATACCATAAAGAAACATCCCCAAGTTTTTCAAACACGATGCACATGTTACATGTTGATGGTATTGTGAATGATAGATTAATGGAGATAGTTGAGTCTTATGGACCAAGTAACATTGATGAAGTTATCAATCACGATAATGATTATAACTTTGACTATTTCGCTTGGAGGTCACTACAAGAAATGTATCTGTTAAAGTTACCAAGTGGTGAAACTGTTGAAAGACCACAACATATGTATATGCGTGTGGCTCTTTGGGTGACAAAATCATTTGAACAGGCGGTGGAGTATTACAAGTCACTTTCAAGTCAACTTATATCACCGGCAACACCAATTATGATTAATGCCGGTACAAAAGTACCACAACTTGCTTCTTGTGTTCTTCATTATAACGATTCCGACTCAAGAGAAGGTCTTTTGAATACAATGAGAGATATCTCAACTTATTCATCTGACGCTGCCGGTATCGGACTTTCAATGTCAAACATCCGTAGTAAGGAAAGTCGTATTTCATCATCAGGTGGATACGCTGGAGGACTTCTGAAGTATCTAAAAATTGTTAATGAATCACTTCGTTTCTTCAATCAACAAGGTCGTCGTCCTGGCTCTGCGGCAATTTATCTCGAGCCATGGCATAAAGATATTTTTGACCTTCTTGAAATTAAAAAGAATACAGGTGCTGAAGAATTGAGAGCTCGTGATTTATTTACGGCTTTATGGATACCTGATAATTTTATGAAGGCGGTTAGAGAGAATGATGATTGGTATTTGTTCTGTCCTAACGATATTAAAAAAGCGGGTATCAAACCGTTACAAGAAAGTTATGGTAATGAATACGAAGAGAACTATAAATTAGCGGTAAATATGGGTCTTGGTAAGAAGGTAAAGGCTCAAGAAGTTTGGAATAAAATAATTGAATCTCAAATCGAAACTGGTGTTCCTTACTTATGTTCAAAAGACAACGCTAATAATAAGACAAATCATCAAAATATCGGGGTAATCAAACAATCAAATCTTTGTAATGAGATTTACCAATATACTGATGAAAAAACAACCGCAATTTGTACTCTATCATCTATGGTATTGAAAAACTTTGTTAAAGATGGGGAGTTTAACCACCAACTTTTATATGAGGAGACTCGTAAAGTTGTCAGAGCATTGAATAAAGTCGTTGATATTAACAACTACTCAACAGAGAAAGGTCGTAAAGGTGGATTGGAACAAAGAGCAATTGCGATTGGAACACAAGGACTTGCTGATGTATTCTATTTGATGGACTACATCTTTACATCAGACGAAGCTCGTAAATTGAATAAAGATATTTTTGAAACAATTTACTACGCGGCTATTACCGAAAGTTGTTCGCTATGTAAATCAGGTGAGTATTACCCGTATGAATTTTTTCATGGCTCACCAATGTCAAAAGGAATATTTCAATTCGATATGTGGGAACTTAATGAAGAGAACTTATCAGGTAGATGGAATTGGGACTCACTTAAAGAAGAGGTAAAAGATTATGGAGTTTGTAATTCATTATTCACCGCTCAAATGCCTGTAGCTTCATCAGCCAAAATCACAGGGTCATATGAAATGACAGAACCGGCCCACTCGGCTATTTTTAACCGACGTGTAGTTGGTGGTGAAATCATGATTGTGAATAAGTATCTTATCAATGACTTTGAAAAGTTGGGTATTTGGTGTGAAGACCTGAAGAATGAAATAATATTGAATGAGGGGTCAATTCAAGGTATTAACTTCAATAACTATCTTGACCCTGAAGACAAGCAATACAATAAAAAGGTTAAAAGAATTGAACACTTAATACCAAAATACAAAACAATTTGGGAGATATCTCAAAAGGCGTTGATTGAGATGGCGGCAGATAGAGGACCATTTATTGACCAATCTCAATCGATGAACATTTATATGGGTAACCCAACACTATCAAAGATTTCATCTTCTCACTTTTACGGATGGGAGAAAGGATTGAAAACACTTTGTTATTATGTTAGAACAAAGGCAATCTCAACAGGGGCAAAACACTTGGCGGTTGATATATCAAAAGTTACCAAACCAAATGTAACGCCTGAACCACCAAAGGTTGATTATAGTAGTATGAATTTACCACCAAAACCAGCGAACTCCGATTTTGAATGTTTCGGATGTTCATCATAGTATAAAATCCCGAGAAATCGGGATTTTTTATTTTAGATATTTATAGATATGGCAGTTTATAATGAGAACATAGAGTTGTTCAAATGTTTAGTGAGAGTTTCTCACTTTACTAAAAATCCTGAAGACGACAATAAATTTCATAAAGCTTATGCCTTTGCAATACAATCAATTGCCGGCAAAATTTTAACATTTCACGTAATGACAGATTATGGTATGATGAGGTCACGAGTACCAATTTCAGAAATATTTATGCGTGAACCAAATAACGATATCCCATTTCACTTCAAACAATTATGGGATTGTTTTTCTGAAAATGTTGCGGTGACCACATATAATTATTTGTATGAAAAACGTTGTGAAGTTGTTTTGAGGGACGGGTCTAAAGTTTGGGCAACATATCTTATGACAGTTGATTGGTATAATAATTCATATTCTGATGAACCATCTGATTATAAATGCGGGCACATACTTATAGCTGATGATGGTTACTTATTATGTCAACCGAATAATAGAATTTATTGGAGAGATTCAAATTGGATAACAAATAAATTCCCAATCGAACCAAAAGAGATAAAAGTTGATACTGAATTACCTTCTGTAGAAACTTTATCAGATAGGTGGGTTGCGGAAGATGGTGATTGTTACTACTATAATATAAAACAAACGGACTAGTATTTATATTAAATGGCGCTAGGTAATACATATGGTATAAATTTTCCTTTTGCGGATTCGCAGACTGGTAAGTATTTGTTTTTAACACAAACAGCTGATGAGGAAATTAGAACTGATTTAATTCACCTACTTTTAACAAGAAAGGGTACTAGATATTTTTTACCTGATTTTGGAACTAGATTATACGAATTTATTTTCGAACCACTTGATGGACCTACTTTTTCAGAAATTGAAGCTGAAATTAGAGAGTCAGTTTCGGAATATTTACCAAATTTAACCATAACCAAAATATCAGTTAAGGCGGCTTCAGAAGGTGAAGAAGGAAAGGGTGAATATGTAAATAACGATGGGCAAAAGGTATATCGAGTACCGGGCATCGGACAAATGGAACACACGGCTGTTGTAAGAATTGATTACACAATAACAGATAGTGTTTTTAATAGTAGCGATTTTGTTATAATTAATATTTAATAATACATGGCAAATAAGAAAATATCATATACAACCCGTGATTTTGAGGCGATACGGACCGAATTAATTAATTTTACAAGAACGTATTATCCTGACCTGATTGACAACGTAAATGATGCCGCCGTGTTTTCGGTATTGTTGGATTTGAACGCCGCAGTTACCGACAACCTCCATTTCAACATAGATAGAAGTATTCAAGAAACGGTATTACAATATGCTCAACAGAGGTCCTCAATATATAATATTGCCAGAACCTATGGATTGAAAGTACCGGGCCAAAGACCGTCAGTTGCTTTGGTTGATTTATCAATCACGGTACCGGCTTTTGGTGATAAAGAAGATTTAAGATATTGTGGTATATTGAGAAGAGGGTCACAAGTCAATGGTGCTGGTCAAGTATTTGAGACTGTGTATGATATTGATTTTTCTTCGGCGGTTAATGCCGAAGGTGCTCCCAACAGACTAGTTATTCCTAATTTTGACTCAAATAATATTCTTATTAATTATACAATTACCAAAAGGGAAACAGTTGTTAACGGTATTACAAAAGTATTCAAGAAGGTTATCACACCGAATGATGTAAAACCTTTCTATGAGGTTTTTTTACCTGAAAAAAATGTTTTAGGAGTTACAAGTGTTTTATTAAAAGATGGAACACAATATGCTAGCGTTCCATCCACACAAGAATTTTTGGGGTTAGATAATAGATGGTATGAAGTGCAAGCACTTGCTCAAGATAGAGTTTTTGTTGAAGACCCAACCAAAACTGCCGACGCACCCGGTATTAAGGTAGGAAAATATATTACAACATCTAATAAGTTTATTACTGAATTTACACCCGAAGGTTATATGAAAATGACTTTTGGAGGAGGTAGTCAATCTGCTGATGAGCAGTTGAGAGAATTTGCGAGAAACGGAATGAAATTGGATTTATACAAATACTCGAACAATTTTGCTTTGGGTAGCACATTAAAATCTAACACAACTTTATTCGTTCAGTATAGAATTGGTGGAGGTTTGAGTAGTAATGTGGGTGTTAATGTAATAACACAAATAGGGACAGTTTCATTCTATGTTAATGGTCCATCGTCCTCAATTAATACAAGTGTTGTTAATTCATTGAAGTGTAATAACGTAACTGCTGCTATAGGTGGGGCAAATATACCAACAATTGAAGAGGTTAGAAATTTGGTAGGATTTAATTTTGCGGCTCAAAACAGGGCGGTAACTGTAAATGACTATGATTCAATTATAAGAACTATGCCATCACAATTCGGAGCTCCGGCTAAAGTGGCGATTACTGAAGAAAACAACAAGATTAAAATTCAAATGTTGGCGTATGACGAAACAGGAAATCTTACCGAAGTTATATCGAATACTTTGAAAAATAATGTTGCGAATTATTTGTCTAATTACAGAATGTTAAATGACTATATTTCGGTTATGTCAGCAAACGTAATTGACCTCTCTATAATAATAGAAGTTGTGTTAGATAGTAGTCAAAATCAAGGAGCGTTAATATCTCAAGTAATTAATATTGTGACAAATTTCTTTAGTCCTTTAAATCGACAAATGGGGGAGAATGTTTATGTATCAGAATTACGAAGACAAATTCAAAATGAAAACGGAGTTATTACTTTGGCTAATATGACATTTTATAATTTAGTTGGAGGTCAGTATTCCTCATCTCAAACTTCACAAAGATACGCTGACCCCGAAACAAGGGAAATTGAATTAATCGATGATACTATATTTGCGGAACCAAACCAAACATACCAAATTAGGTTCCCTGGTAAAGATATAACAGTAAGAGTTAAGAACTTTAAATCAGTCAATTTTTCTTGATAATTTATTTTATTAGTATCTCCTCTATCTTTTGAAAATAGACAATAAACTATTTATTAAAAAATAGAGCAAAGAATGCCAAAATCATATAGGATTAGGACAGAAGTCGGTAAAGATAAATCGATAAAGGTACAGTTAGAACAAGACTTTGAATCTTTAGAAATACTATCTCTCAAAATACTTCAAAGTGACATCTACAATCGAGTTTGTGCGGATTATGGTGTTGTTGTAGGTAGAATTACCGCTAACAATGGTTTGGGTTTACCTAACTGTAAAGTATCGGTTTTTATTCCTCTAACTGCGGAAGATGAAGAAAATCCTATTATATCTGAACTATATCCATATAAAACTTTAGATGACGTTAATGATGATGGATATAGATATAATTTATTACCATATACAAAATCTCACGGAGGTCACACACCAACAGGTACATTCCCATCAAGAAACGACGTACTTACAAATCCTACTCTTATAGAAGTTTATGATAAGTATTATAAATTCACGGCTAAAACAAATGATAGTGGTGACTTTATGTTATTTGGTGTGCCACTTGGAAGTCAGACTATTCACGTTGATATTGATTTATCAGACATTGGAGAATTTTCTTTGTCACCACAAGATTTAATAAGATTGGGGATTGCAACAGAAAATCAAATATCAGGAGTTAGATTTAATTCATCAAATACTTTAGATACCTTACCACAACTTTTAAGTTTTAATAGAGTAATTGAAGTGTATCCATTATGGGGGCAACCCGAGATTTGTGAATTAGGAATTACAAGAACCGACTTTGATTTATCAAAAGAGGCTGGAATTCAATTATTACCCGCGGCTATTTTCATGGGGTCAATTATATCAAACCAAGATAAAAGAGCGGTTAAAAGAAAATGCAGAGTTAATAGAAAACTAGGTAATTTATGTCAATTAATTGCCGGCCCTGGAATTATTTTGGCGATTAGACAAACTATAGGTATTGACAGTGATGGTTATCCGGTGCTTGAAGAATATCAATTAGAAGATGGTGGTCAAGTTATTGATGATAATGGAGCATGGTTGATAGATGTACCTATGAATTTGGATTTTGTTTATACAAATGAATTTGGCGAAAGAACCTTTTCTAATGACCCAAAAGTGGGAGTCCCAACAAGGGCTAGATATAGGTTCAAAATAGATTGGGCTCAACCTGCAACGATAGGGAAGGTTAAAAGAGCTTCTTTTTTAGTGCCAAATATTAAGGAATGGGGATGGGATGACTATCAGACTGTCGTAACCATAGGAGGACCCACCACTATTACATCAACTCCTGACCCAGATAATGACCCATATGCTTTCTATCCATCAACAGAAATTAAATGTAACGCTCCTAATCCAACAACGGACTACAATGAT